GTGGCACCAATATCACCTTGCAAGCCACGTGGACCAGTTGCTCCAGTGGCCCCTGTTGCTCCAGTTAATCCTGTGGCACCTTCTGGGCCAGTTGCACCAGTTGCGCCGGCTGGGCCTTGCACCCCGGTTGCTCCACGTGGACCTGTGGCGCCCGATGGCCCTTGCATACCCAAGACCCCACTAGCACCTGTAGCACCTGTAGCACCTACTGGCCCCGGTAATCCACTAGCACCTGTTGCGCCTTGTGTTCCGATTGCGCCGCGTGGCCCTGTTGCTCCCGATGGCCCTATTGGTCCTTGTAGACCTTGTGGACCTGTTGGGCCGCCTGCTGGCCCTATTGGGCCTTGTGGACCTGTTGGGCCTTGTGGACCCACGATCTCGCCAAGATCAACAAATTCAACACCGGACCACGCCCAAATATGGGTTCCGATAATAAATGCATCGCCTTTTTCGTTGTTTTCAGTTGGCAAATCTACAGTATTGTTTAGCTTGCCTACAATTCTAAGCATACCTACTGGAACACCCCCGACGCTAGTGCCTATTGGTAAGGACAAATTTCCAGTATTATCAATACCAATAGTACTATCACCTATCTGAATAGTATCGTTGGCTTTTAGGTTACTGACAACTATTTGACCATCTGCACTCGTAATCGGGACACCATTAATGTAAACAGCACCGGACCCTACCCAAAGATCGCTGAATTGATTTGTAACATTGCCGAGACTATATTCTAAGTCTTCTGCCGGAATGATATCCGAAGCAACGTTTGTTAAGTCAATACCTTGCCCGACCTCTCCTAGCAGTGCATTAACTTGATCTTGCGTATAGTATTCGCCGACTTGAAATGCAGTTGCTTGCAACGTCCCGTCGGGAAATTTCAGCGTTCCGCTGGATCTAAACATCCAATTTGTATCTTGATCGACATTGATAGTCAAGTCTTCGGGGCTACTAATAGTATTGCCTTCGAAAGTCAATACGCTATTTGCAATTCCGTTGGCGACTCCAGTGAGTGCAATATTGCCACTAACTAAATCGAGAAAATTGTTGTTGATCTTTGTGAACGCTACTCGTAGCTGGTCGCCATCGCCAGTACTTGGTCCAGATCCTGTGTTTACTAATCGTAGATTGCCCATATGTTATGTCCTATAAACAGTATTTATAGGACTTGGGCGATTAGTTTCTTAGAGTATTATTTGAGTCCGCCGTAAATTCGACGATTCACATGTTCCCAATTTATACAGCGCCACATGTTATCCAAGTACTTTTTCTTATTGCTAGCGTAATCCAATGCCCACGAATGCTCCCACCAGTCAATAAGCAAGGCAATATCTTTACGTTTTGCATGATTTCTAATGGTTTTGATTTCCCCGCCCCGGGTCATGTAAACCCATCCGCTACCTTGCAGAGACATAGCTGCTTTTTCAAATTCTTCTTTGAATCGATCAAAGCTAGTCCAACGCCGATCAATTAAGGCAGCACTTGTACCGTGGGGCTTATTGCCATTTTTTGGTGGCTGCAAGTCTGCAAAGTAGATATTGTGTAAAAATGCGCCGGCTTCGTTGAAATCTGCATCGCCTTCGCCTTTGTTGTATCTATCAACATACCCCTTGGCCAATTTGCTATAATGGTAGTTGATTGCAGCATTGCTTAATACTGGTGCGAGTGCGTCTCTAGAATAAGGTAGAGGAGCTAATACCAACTTATCTTTGTTAGCTGCTTCTACTAGATTGATAGCCTTGCGCAAATCCATTATGATTTATTTCGATAAACCACTCGGCCTTTAGTGATATCGTACGGACTAACTTCAATATCTACGCTATCGCCTAGTAGAATTTGAATGTTATGTTGCCGCATTTTGCCGCCCAATGTAACTGTTACTTTATGATTATTGGGTAGCAATACCCTAAATGTTGCATTTGGTAGTACTTCGTGTACAACACCAGTCATGCGAACCGCTTCTTCTTTAGCCAAGTGACTTATCTCCTTTAATAAAACAGTATTTATTGATTCTCAATTTCGTTAGCAGTTTGCTCTATTACTTTAGCTAGATTTAGTGCAGCTTGCTTGGACAAAATCATATGATGTTCTTGTTTATGGACGCCTTTAAATAGCACTTCGTATGCAGCTTTGAATCGTCTCCATGGGTTTTCCCAAAGTGGAGTCCAAGTAGTCACATAAAAACTAACGTCGACCTCAGGAACGTCTTGATCTTTTTGTACTTCGATCCACATCTTGGCACTATGATCAGCTGATCCGCAAGAGCACTCAATATGATAGTTCCTGGCATCGCCCCAGTCGCCAATTAGCATGATTCCTTCTGCAGGAGTTTGTGGTGTCATTGTAATCCTTGTTGTTTACGATAACGATATTCGCGTTTTAGCCAATACTTGTATTTTCCAAAGTATTCCTTGGCAGTATAGGGAACCGGTTGCCCCCAGCTAACGAGCTCATCGCAATGTGTGTACCACATTTCCTGCGCCCAGAGTTTAAAATTTTTCATGTTAAGTCCACAACGATTCTCTGATACGAATGAGCCTGATCATCATTTGCTCATCTTCTTTTTCGTACTGTTGCTCTATTTTGCGCATAGTAGCAAGTGCTTTCTGCGTTTCCTTCTTTTCAGTAGGGGTATTGTCCTCACCAAAAATTAAGTCTTCGTCGCCGCCCCGGCGTCTCTCACAAATATCGCTCCACCCACTAATATCGTTGGGGTCTGCACGATTGGGCCTTTCCTGAGTCCACCAATAGTAAAGATCTAGGATTTCTCTAGCCCCGATAGCTTGCCCTGTTGGCATGTTATAATTCTTGTCTCCGGGCTTGGCCCCAACGGCACTGTGTGTTAATCCAGCGGCCCATTCGAGATGCTCGATCCCGGCCTCGGGGCAGCGCCAAGTTCTTCTATTAAACCAACGAGCGGGCCACTTATTGGGAAACTTGTACTTAGATCGTGCATTCTCGTCCCACAATACGTGATGTACGGCAGTTTCAACTTCGACGAAGTTAACTAATTCATTAAACAAGCATGGCAAGAATCGATGACCAACATCGCACCAGTGACCTGGCTTAATATCTGTAGGATGTGCAGTGAGACTATGGCTGCGACTAATCCAGCGATTGTTTATGTAATACCGTGCGCTATCAATTTGGTCAAGCGGCCACATTACAAAATTTTGCAAATATTGTAATCCTTCATCAGCAAGCCAGAATCGAATCGGATGCTTGGCTTTTGCAGCACGTTTCCAATCTCTCCACTCTTTACTGGTGCCCATCTTTAGACTAGCCGTACCTCTTAGCCAGTCGGCAAACGCACCAATAGTCCAATAATTAGCTCTCATTTTGTTACTTTGATCCAAATACTTCTGTTATTGCTTTGATCATGCTGTCTTGCTCAGCTGAACTAAGAGTATCTAGTCCATCTGTACTGACTGTAAATGAGTTGTTACCTTTTCGATTTTTTATGTTAGTAAAAAGATCAGTAAAGTTTGCAGCTTGACCCACAAATTCTTGATCAACATAGGCATAATAACATCCATTTACTTTTTCCACAAACAGTTTGCCTATGTTTGATGCCGGTTTGTTCTCGGAAGTATTCTCGTCTTCGGCTTCTTTGAGTAGTTCTTTGACTATAGAATTTGCCATACTAACTTTGCCAAAGAAATAGCAAGCAGCACCAAAAAGCCCAATTAAAATAAGGTCAGCGATAGTCATGTATTCTTGCTTTCTTCTGTTACTAAAATCTTCATTAGTTGAAACTGCTCGTAAGCAGCTTTGAGTCCGGGATGCTTTTCCATTAGTGCATGTAGTTGTTCTTGTTCGGCACGTTGCTGACTAGCCCACCTAATAGCAGCCTCGGCTTCTCCGCTAAGACCTATTGTACTTTGCATAGAAATATTTAACCAAGTGTTGCCGTCATACACTTCAAAGGTATCATTTCGGTACCGAACCATACCGGCATTGTATGCACCGGGACTAATATACGGCCCACCACCTCCGCCGTATACGGTAATATACGGGCTACTGCTAGTTACAGAGTTTATCATCTTAGAGATTCTCGTTCAATCACAGTGCGTAGTATTGATTCTACATATTGATTGAACGTCACATCTTCTTTATGAGCGCGGGTCATTAAGTCCAGCATTTCGGCGTCGCTAAGAGTAAGAGGAACGCTAATTCTAGTATCGTAGTCTAGTTGACCGTTTACAATGGCTGCACATTTTTGCAAGAAGTCTTCGGCAACTTCTAAATCAGTGAATTCGACGTCATCCCAGGCTTGATTGTTGTTGATCTCGCGCAATTTTGCTTCATCTGCTAGTGCCTGTGCAAACTCGGGATTAATCCATCGGTAAGATCTATCATTGATTAGGTCAGAAACTTCAGCTGAATACACAGTTTGATTAACACCGTCAAACACAATGCTAGCACTGTATTTGCTCGGCTCTTCGCTGTCTAGCCATCTTGCATTGGGCCCAAAGCACTGCCAGCCATATTCACTACCGCCAGTGAATTGAAATTTAATTGCTTGAGAAAAATCTTGAATTGTTACCATATTTGCTCCAATGTTTGCGTATTCTAGCACAAGTTTGTCTAACAGTCAATGCACTCCGGACCATTTTAAACTAAAAACAGTGGCGTGTTCTAAATCATCGAATTTAAAATTGAGTCCTTGCCCCGGCCAGTTTGTTGTCATGGCCCATTTTGTAATTGGTAAATGATCTAAACACCAGTTACATGCAGCACCGGCCGTTCGGGAATCAGAAACGTGGATTGTAATCATTTAGTATATCATCTGTTGTGGGAGGGGTGATGTGGTTTTGTAATAGATATCTAGCTTCCTGATCACGATTCGATCTACTAGACTCTCCCATAATAACTACAGAATATTGCTGACCCTGTTGCTCAACTAACATGGCTAGACACTTGCCTGCACTAGTTGTTGTTCCGGTTTTACTAACAACAATGTTGTCAAATTCGTCTAGGATTGCTTTGTTTGTATTGTTGATACTAATCGCCCGGGCTCGTTTGCTGTTAGAATTAATTTCTACCACAGGCTGGCTGCTTGAGTGCCTAATGTCTGGGTACTGTCCAGCGGCTATTAGCATTTTAGCAACATCGCTGGCAGTTGCTGAATTGTCGTTATTTAGGCCCGATGGGTCTTTGAATTGTGCGCTTAACATGCCCAAGCTAAAAGCCTTGTCATTCATGGCTTGAATAAAGGCTGCACGATTACTGTGAAAGTTTTTGCTCAGTACCTCTGCTACATAATTGTCGCTTCTAACTAGCAGCAAGTTTAATAGTTCTTTTACAGTGTATTCACGCTTGCCCATATATGGCGTCGGTAATTTAATAACCTTGAGTGGATTGGTTGTTTGATCCAATACCACCATTGCAGTCATTAATTTAGTAATGCTAGCGATGCTGCGTACACGATCCGGATTCTTTTCGTATACAACACGGTTTACAGAAGTGTTTAATACAATAACGCTGTGTTCGGTTACCGGAGGTTTAACTTTGCGTGGCTTTCCCCCGGCGTGTACGTTAGTGCATAATAGTGCAATGGCGATAATGGCTGCAAATTTCATAGATAGGTCATCCTAAACATTGTTGCAGCTTCATCGCTATAGAAATCGAGGAAAATAGTTTCCCGGTATCCTGTTTCGTTAGACCACACACGATGTTTCCGAACAGTGAACCCCAGTTCTTCCTTCATCTTGGAACGAATAAGAATAATGGATGGCTTGTGTTCATAACGTTTGGCCAGCTTATTATATACAGCCACCCATTCGGCATCGGTCAACGCAATAGGTTTCAAATGTCACCTTCATAGCCCGGTGGCATGATCAGCCCGGAATCTAGCACTACCCCATTAATAGTATGGGGCTCGCTTTCATCATAAGTCCAGCCTAACACTTTCATCATTTTGTGCTTGACTAACAGGTTAGGACTGCGAAATGCCTCGCAATCACTAAACCCCATCATTACACCAACTTCGCAAACTGCGCCACTGCGACAAACCCCAGCAACACAATGAACTACAACATTCATTCTATTTAGTTGGGCATGTTGCAACAATTCAACTAGGCTTTGTGCTTGCTGATCGCTGATTTTTACGTCCTCGGGGGCATCGTCATCTCGTTCAAGATCCAGAAACTTAAACTGGTGCGTCTCTTTAAACTTGTGCATGGGCACAGGAAACTCCATGTCTGGGTCAACGATCTGAATCAGCATAGAATTTTCGCCAGCATTATGATGCCGGCCCTTGGGAATATCTCCCAGAGATACGTTTTCAATCCACATAATTTACCTTGGTTAGAGCCATTTCAATCTGAATAGTATAACATCTTTTTCGTCACTGAACAAGTATGCTGCAATTTCGTCCCACAGGTAGCTAACATCTTGCACATCTTGCACATGGTATCCTGCATAACTTTGGCAATGCTCCCGAGCCCAACGATCAATTTCGGCAAAGTACTTGTGATTGAGCCCGTATCCACCGCCCTTTTCGTCGTTGACTAGAACTTCAATCATTACCAAACCCACTTACATATAAACATGCTAGCATCTGCTTCGCTCTCAAATGCAAATTCCCTTGTTTGATAGCTATTGACACAGCCACAAAACACATGCCGCGACACCCATATAATAATACCTAGCCAGCTAACGTTATGCTTTTCTAGAGTATTGGCAGGCAATGTAACAACATGCCAGCCCTTCCTGCGAGCTCCGCGCACGGAACGAGGGTCAGTTCTTTTGTGCTGTCTCATGATTTTAGCGTAAAGATTAGAAACAAATCTTTCAATGGGTGATTCCACGGGTCCTGAACGCCATATGCAATATATCCAAACCTAACATCCATGTCGATGTAGTCAATGCCTTTAGTCTTGAGCTTGCCATTGATAGAAGTTAACTCGGTTCCGTCTGGAAGTTGGTTGTACTCTTCGCGAGTAAACAGATACAGCCCATCTTCATTCCAAAGTTGCATTATAACCACCTCAAGGTAAAGTACACAGCGTCAACTTCTCGCTCAAAATAAATGAATTCGTCCATGATACTCATGTAAAACTTGCCCGGGCTATCGTGCAACTGTAATGTTCTTTTGGTTTTGTTAAACTTATCCCGACTATACCATCCTTCAAAATAAGGAGTCAGTGCAGTTTTAAATGGTTCCTTGGGCAAACAAATCGAAAACCACTTTGCTCGTAGATGTTTTTGTTTGTTCCAGTACTTCATGCCCACTTGATTGCAAACATAGTTGAATCTTCTTCCCTGCGGAATACAAATACAAGATTGTATGTAATGTTGTCGTCCCAGACATCCTCGTCTAGCTCGACATTCTCGTCTGGCTGTGGAACGTCCTCGTAATAAAACCAGTCATCAACGCCCATCCAAGTATTGACGCGGAACCTACGTGTGCCACGCCCGACATTTTGTCGCAACCAGTCTTCGACCTCATCTAAGTTATCACGGTGTTTATTGTTGAGTAAAATACTATTCATTGGTTGTTCCAAACTTCAATGCAAACATTATAGCAGGTTCTTCCCACTCAAATTGCACAATGTCATAATTTTTTTGATAAAGATCTGCCCATTCTACATGCCACCGGCGAAAGTAGCGGTCCTGTGCATCATATTGCGTACACCATTCGTACATTTCAGTAGTGCATTTTGGAACTTTAATCCTATAACTAAATCTTGGTCGGTTATTGCCGCCACCGCCGTGAAAGTATTCCATTACCCTATCCTCTCTTCGAGTAAGGACCAGTCATTGGAGGAAACTCTCATCATAAACATAGTCTCTTGCTCTAGTGTTTCTGTAGTTATAATCAGACTTGTACTTACAATATATTGTTCACCCTTTCCGTACACTGAGAAAGGTGAAAGATTATTCTTTATTTTGAGATCATATCCGCTGGAGGCAAACCACAGTGCATCTTGTAACGATAGCTGCCCGGGGCCGACGTATTGCCAAGTCTTGATTACACGGTCTTTAACGTATTCCATATGCCCAGTTGTTCTTTAAGAATTTTATTCTCGTCTTGTGCTTTTTCTGCGGCCTTTACAGCATCTCTAGTCAGCGACTCTGCGGTACGTATTGCAGACTTTGCTTCCGATAAAATGTCGACAACACTACGAATTTTTAATCGTTTGACTTCTTCTCTTAACTCTTGAACTTCACGCTGTGAAACTACCAATTCATCCTCGAGCCAATCTGTGTTGCTTTCTAGGTGTTGGATATACTCAGCGGGGGAATAGTCTTGGTAGTCTACAGTAAAGATATTAGTGGCGGGATCCATTCCGATTTCTACTAGCTCCCCAACTATTCCTCCACGAATGCCAATGAGCATATTAACCAATCGCAACACAATAGGATCTGAGCTAGTTAGATCTAGATAATTTAATAGTTCAAGATCAGTTAAATGATTTAAATTCTTATTCATGCCCACCTCAGCAAAAAGGCTGTATACATTTTTTCATCGGGAAATTCTACCCACATTCCGATGTCGTCGCGCAAATTGTTGATGTTGAATCTTTTAAAAGCGCTGTATTCATGCTCTAGCATTTCCCAAATACTCATGCCTTTATTATAAGTATCTTGACCGTCAAGCGTGTCCCAATACCATGTAGCAAGTTTCCGCCATTGCGGTTGAATGTTAACGATCATATGCCTTTTAGTAATATCAAACTCATCAATTTTTCATGCACCCAGTATCGGGCACGATGATAAGCTCCGTGTACTTTCCATAGTTCGTTATCGTGTTGCTCAATCCAATCTCCAAACTGGTATCGACAATCTAGTAGATACCAGTCAACTCCGTGCTCGTCTTTGCGAACATTGCATTGAACATCTTGTGGATACTCCCAACCTTTTTTAACTGTGCTCATAACCATTTGTTAAGGCCTTAACTAATTCGTATCGTTTAACAGCTTCTTGAACTTCGTCCCAGGCTGCTGCTAGTGCAGGTGTGTTTTTAGATTCTCGACGATCTTCATACCATTCCCACGGGTTGGCATCACACCAGTAAACCACAGCGGCTCTGTGACTGTGAGTAGCAACACTTTCGCGCCACCCTGTGTTGGTTCCAGCAAAGTAACTGGTACCTATGCCGCCTTCATCCGCAAGTGTGGGCCCAACAAAAGTCAGATAGGTGCCGCACTGCTCGGGCAGTTTTTCGTTTGTGTTATACCAGAAGGTTGTTTTCATAATATTACGACCACCGTAACATAAACACTGTTAAGTCTTGCTCGTCTCTAAACCAAAATTTGCTGTTGTTTGTATACCATCGAGCCCCTGGAGTCCAAATACCATCTTGTGGTTGCGTTCCAAATGTTTTGTTGCACCAATCCATTACATCCCGCCAGGTGGTTGCAGTATCAGAAAACGAGTACTCGTTGAAAATAAGTTTAACAGTATAATACCGTTTTCCGCTTATTCGCCCCTCGTTTAGTCCTAACTCCATTTTAGTAAAAATAGCGATAAATCTTCGCGTTTGTCAAACAACACTTCGCCGTGATCGATATAATCCTTCCACCTGATTTGTGCAGTAAGATGATTGTAGCCCGGCGGCCCGTATACATTGTAACACCATTTTCTAATTTCCGCAACGGCATCTTTGCTGGTGCTAAATGCAGCTACAGCATGCCCTTGATCCCAATATTCGTCATATGTATGGATAAACATCACGAATACCTTAAAACAAACAGTGTGTACAAATATTCATCATGCCACTTGACATTCAGCTTATAGTATTTGCTCTTGCTCTTGCCGAGTGTGCCTTTATATTCCTTCAATCGTTCTTCAATAACATCTTCGCCGTTATGACTGAGAATGAAGTTATTGAAATAGCCGGTCTGAGACCTTTCGTATTGTTTCTTTATCATAGCCAAATCAAGTTAAACCAAATTGCATCTTTTTCTTCCACTAAGAAAAAAATATCATCTAACCCAATTTGCCATAAACTCCAATTGGTCATATCTACGTAGTCCTTGCAATTTGCTTGTATCCAACTGCATTGCTCATGCCAAGTGATAGGGCAACTAATAGTAATCTTAGTCAAGACCACCTCAGCATAAACATTATAAATTCTTGCTCGTCCTTAAAAGCTACAAATATGTAATCCCCGCCGCCAAGATCATTTAATTCCCATTGGTTTGCAGTAGCTGGGCATCTTATTGCACGGAAAAAGTCCATGCGGTACTTTTCTTTGCAATTGGTCTCGCACCATTTGTCTACTATATAGGTGCCGACCATGCCCAGGTCCCAATAATATACCTCGTGATTGCGATTTTCGAATACGTAGACATAGGGATACCCATGATAAAACTCTTTAATTCGTGTAGCACGCCAATTAACATCAGGGTCAAACCGATGGTTATATTGACGCCAATTTTCACAGTGATGTTTTTTGAGAAAACGACGATCCTGCCAAGCTTTATAGCGTTCGCGAATTTTTGATATTAAATTGATAGCCATTTTAATGCAAACACCGCACGGTGCTCTGGATCCCTGATACGCCAAATGTCAACATTAAACAAATATGAAGTTAGTTTGCTATCGCTAGTGTTAAGAGCAGACTCTGCTGCGATGTTCATTTCCCTACACCAGTTGACTACTTCACGTCGATACTTATTCGGCACCATGATATCGCGTTCATCACTAGTGAGTTTTAAGTTGCCGTGTTCTGCAAATATTTTTGTAGACATTACGTATCACTCAATATGTCAAATAATGTAGCGTATTGTATTTCTGGCTCCATGTGAAAACCTGTGCCCCACACTACCCAGACTCGCCTCTTGTAGACTGTTTCCCACCAGACTTTTTTACCAGCGACTGTCTTACGAGGCCACCAAGCAAATGCTTTACGCCAGGGGTAACAGCCTGCGCCATCTTCAATGATGGTTATTTCCATGTACTTATTTCCGGGTGCAGGATTAAAATTCATTGCGCCATTAAAACTCATTCGTGCCTTGTTGTATCGGATATTGTCGCCTATGCTTCTACCCCAGAGAATCTTCATTTAGACCCAGCAAAATAGTCCCAAGGTTTACCGCCAAGTGTTTCCCAGTTTTCGTATTTTTGGGCTTCTTCCTTGCAGCTCTGCGGTTGTCCAATAGATCCAACTACTGCCATGCAGTCTTCACATCGGTAAGAAATGCCCGAACCTTCATCAAAGTATGCTGTGCCGCCACAAGGTAGCTGCATTGGGGGAAATATATCTTGTGTTTTCATGTCCACTTTAATGTATACAATAGGATATTGTGCGATTCTCGGATAATCATCATATGGCTAACAGCATTATACTCCCAGGGCCCGCAGAATTCGCGGTGTCCAAATGTTTTTTCACACCACATAATTCGATCTTGTACTTGGCTCCAGCCCTCCATTCCCCGGGGCAGATTAAAAACTTGTACGTCTACTTTATCCATTTTAGTGTGAACCACATTTGTTGCTGCTCAGTTTCAAACCACCATTGGTATTGCTGCTCTTCATACTGCCGCCCAGGTCCAGCCCAGAATACACACCATGAGCCGCTACGATTTCCTATTGCTTCCCATCTTGTGCCCCATTGCTCTACACACCAACGTTCGGCATTGTGTAGTATTTTTCTAGTAGTTTGCACACCATATGGTAACTGCTTCATTGCCACCTCATCACAAACCAGTTAAGTTTCTTTTCATCTGTAAAGAAATATTTGTTGCGCATACGCTTCCAACCAGTGACAGGTTCCTCGCCCCACAAGTCACCTTTACCAAATACCTCTTCGCACCAGGTGTCAATGTTAGGATACCAATCTTGTCCCCAGAAGTTCATTTCAGGACGCCATGGTGGCTCATCTAACTCGGCGGTATAATATCCCGCATTGTATTCTGTTTGAATGATCATGACCACTTCAATACAAACAAAGTGTATTTGGCATCATTGTTAAATGTTACTACAAATCTGTAGTCATTGTCCTTGCACTTAAAAGTTGCATCCATCTGCGCAAGCTCTTCTCGCATTAAGGACTGTACTACTCCGGGCCCAGCAATCTTCCCGCCGATTCGCCTATTCCATAAGTCGGCATACCACTTTTCAAAGTAGTCTCTGGGCTTGTGAACATTGATATTCTGATAATACTCTTTAACTATCATGTGCCCCACCTTAGCATATACCATTCGTAGTCTATAGCATCACGGAAGTTAATATACCCTAAACCAACATACCAACGTGACCATGCATCCTGCTTCACGGGATGTGCGCCAAACTGTTCAGTACACCATGCAATAGCTTGATTGTATTCATCAGACAAGCGCCATACTGAATCACTATTGAGTTTAACAGTATACCACTTGGCACGACTGAACTTATACTTTGATTCTGGCGGAGACGGAAACATGATTTCCTTGCAGAGATTGGTATCGTGGATACGACTCTTGAGAGCCGTGTAGTAAAGACTTTTACCAGTTTGGCGACCTCCAGAGAATATCATCATTTCTCCGGGAGAAATACCTTCAGTGACGTTTCGCATAATATTCATGTCCACCTCAGCATAATCATTGACATTATAGATTCATGTTTAACTCTAATAATACTCATTGCACTACCGTAGTAAGCAATAACCCACAGCTTGTTTTCGTCATCGCCAAATGTATCCCGCATCCAGTTAAGAAATCCGTAGCCGATGACTGAAATCTCCCAAGAGTCGGGGTCACATGTGCGCTGTGTAACTTTGATGTTTATGTCCATTTTAGCACAAAGAATGTAAACTTTAGTTCGTCAATCACGTGATACCCTTTGACATTCGTAAAGTCCTCGGATAAAACAAGCTGTAATCCACTGTCTTGCTCAAAGTAATAGAGTTTTGCATCCTGCTCTGCAATACCTGTGATAACTCGCGCTTCTGGGGGACAATACTTAATTGTACTACCGACTTCGACTGCCCATTTGTTCATCGCAGATTTAATTGACGAACCAATCATGACCACCTCAGTGCAAACAACATTGCATCTTGCTCACTATACAATATAAAGCTAGTCCGATTATGGAGATGTTCCAACCCCCATTGTCCCCTGGAAAAGTTTTTAGAACACCAAGATATTATATTAGCCACTTGCTCGGGATCGTTATTTAAACCGCAAGTGACAATACAGTGCCAGCAGTCAAAAATGCTTTTCTTAACAGTTAGTTCCATAACACACAAAAGAATGTAGCATCGTGAGACTCACGGAATCGAAGGTGCGGTTTGCGTCCATATCCGTTGCCAACAATAGACCAGCGGGCAACACCCATTTCGAAATCTTGTCTAATGTTGTTACCTAGCCAAATAGCCAACTCATCATAGGACACTGTACTGCCATCTAGTCGTTGTTTAGGAATAGGTATTTCTGTCATGACCACTTTAGCACAAAGAATGTTAGATCTGCGTGTGTTTTGAACTTGATATATCGCTCATCCCACTTCTTAGTTATTTTGTAGGTTGCATTAAAATTGGCCAGCTGGCGTACAAAGTTTTCGTCGTATCCCAAATTCCAATCCGCTGTATCTTTTACGTGCCGGAGAAATTTAGCCCAATACGGTTCAAACACGGCACGTTCATCTAATTGTCCATATTGGTCAAAATACCGCTCATACCTAATTACAAGGTCTTTGAGTTTGATTATGCAATCATCGGGTCTGATAGCCATACGTTACGCACAGAGTAAAGCCCAAACCGCAGTCTTTTCAAGATCATCTTGAAATTCGGGGTACACGCTATTCAGTTCATCAAGTTCAACTGACTTGTATCCACTATGTAATTTCTTTTCAAACATTTCGATAGCGTCCCGAGTGCTGCTTTCGAACAGTTTGGTTTGCAGCTTTTTGCCGCGGCGTCCCCAAAACGACACATACTGATTTTTAGTGTAACCAAAATCATTTGTATCATTGTTACGTAACAGGATAATGCCCCAAACTTTGTCAGAGTTTTCTTCTTCGTTGCGATACCAACCAATGTGTTTATATTCCATTATGCCCACCTTAGAGTTGCAATAAGTTTGAGTTCGTCTAGATTGCCTATGGCGTTATTATATACAATAATAACAAAGTGATCAATAGTTCCTGCTTTAGACGTTAAACTCCAGCCATACTGCCCGGTATTTGCTATACACCACGAGCTAACTTCGCTATAGTCTCGGGAGTTCGTTTCGATCCTAAATACTTCTTTTCGACGTGCCCGATCGATATAGGCCATAGAAGATTCAATTTTGAAGGTTGCCCTTGGTCTCTTTAAGAGCGCACTAATGTCTGCCACATTACCCATTTTTCAAAATCCTCTGCATCGTCGCTGTCCTCAAATTGAACAGCTTGATTGGGACTCCAGCTAGGAGTTGTATAAAATGCTGCACGACAGTTCTCTTCGCACCATATTCTGATTCGAAGCATGTTGGAATTGAATTCGCAAAATGAATCAAAGAAGTCATTGCGATTATGCCACGGAACACTAACCCAGTGTAGTTTGGGTACTTTTACGTCTAGTCCCGGCCACGGTGTAGTGTACGTTATCATATGCTATATTATAGCAAGAAACGGACATCAAGTCAATCCAAATTCCAACGTAAAAGAAACATAGTCACTGCTGCTTCGTTACGCAATTTCCAGCCATTGTAACTTTCTCGGTAACCTAATTCGTGCTGCTGTACCCAGTGGCTGATTTCTACTAAGTCGGCATCTGTTGGGGAACCTACGTCACGTTCCCAAACTTCTACATAGCGCGGCCTAGTGGTAAATGTTTTAACAAAGTAACTCATGCCCAGCGGATAGCAAACAGAGTTAGGGTTTCGGCTGTGGGTATGTTTACTGTCATTCCTTGCATAGTGCAGCCGTTTTCTAAACACCAATTGACGAATTCGTCAACATGGTCAGACCAAAATTTAAGATCAGTTAACAGTATCATATAATCGGTATCTGAGCCGTCGGGCATAAGCAATGGCGGCACCACCATAAACTTGTCAGTATGCCAATCTCCGATATTGCTCACATCCACCTCATAACAAACCACAGGTAATCGGGTTGATGCTTAAATGAAAACGTAGTGTAACCAAACATTGAGTGTATAGTCCAATTGGGTAACACAGTCCAGTCTTTGGGGTACTGCTCCCCAATCCATTTACCGGTCCCAAATTGACAGTCGCACCAATGAGACATTTCTGTTTGTTGATGATATCGATCTTTTCCGTATGTTACTGCATATTTTTTCGAAAGATCGCAAAGATCAGTGGCCATATTTTAAATGAAAGTATGTTGCGTCCTGCTCTGAAAACTGTGCGATGATGCGTACATGATATCCATATGAGGTGGTGTTAAATCCAGTTAGCCATTGTGGTTCGGGACAACTATGTTCCATTACCCATTTGCCTGCCTCAGTTTGTTGCCACTCGTAAATAGGCTGAGCTGCATAAATTGCAGGATCTTCTACGTCACCTAACGTAAACGCATGAACAAGAACCTTTGTCATGCCCGATTGTAGCACAGTTTTGTTCATTTGTCAAACTCAGTTTTCTTAAGGGTGTCCCACACTACCATTTTTTCTTTAATATCTGCCTCAAGCTTGCGATATTGGTCACCTAGCTGTTTGAGTTCTTCCCACTCTTTTTCTATTTCGAGATTGGGCTGCAATATAGCCAATCGCTCTTCGATGGCCTCGATAGCTTTGCACAAACTTTTACCATTGACTTTGATGTCTGCGCCCTCGCCATTGACACTTAACGAGGTGTCATTACTCCAGGTATTTTGTCCAACGGCTCCGATGCCCCATGTTGTTCCCGGGGTACCGATAGTCCAGTTAGTGTTAGTTCCGGTAGTTAGTATAGACCCCATTGCCCAATTGGTAGGATCAATGGTGTATGTAGAACCAGTAGCCCCGACTGTGTATTTGTATTCGTGAGTAGAATAATCGTCGATTGTTAGGTTAGTATCTTTTGAATTGTCTGACATGAATGTAGTATAAAGTTTTACAAGTGACTTGTCAATTAAAGTGGTAAAATATCCCAACTAAAGTACTAAATATTGCATGCGAGAAGTTAAATCAATCCCCGGATATTGCTACCCAATATCATATCAAGTTGACTACGACCGGCTATACAGTAGTATAAACACATTGTTATCTCGATTGGGGCTTAGTATGGCGGACATCAACAAACGTTGTTTAACTGAGTTTGCCCACACAATTAACCTCACACATCAGCTGGGACTCACTGGCGACGATCGTTGGAAAAAGTATGCCGGTGGACATCGCGCTGTTGCAAGACAAGGTGCGCATGAAGTTGATTTTGTCCAGCATTTAGACGAAATTAAGGATCTGTATCTAGGGCAAGTGTTACGGGATGTATATGATCAACATCCTGGATTATTCCAAGGTAGGGCACAGCTAATTTGGTTAGGTGCCAAACAAAGATATGATATGCACCGCGATCCGCATACTCCTAATAGGTACCACATACCGATTATCACAAACACGTTATGCTATTGGGTATTGGCAGAGCCTAATAAAGAACCAGTTAAACTGCATATGCCTGCAGATGGCAGAGTTTGGTATCTAAATCCAGTTGCACTTGAGCACACCTTCATTAATGATTCTAACGTGCCTAGACTGCATATACTTTTAACTAGTGGATTGTAAGTCATGAAAAAGCCCGCCGAAGCGGGCTTTTATTTTGGTACCTGGACACGGTTTCGAACCGCGGACCCTCTCGGTGTAAACGAGACGCTCTCCCCCTGAGCTATCCAGGCAATGTAAATTGTAGTAAGTCTGGTGCTGATATCCAAACATAGCCGGGATACACCGGGGAGCATAACGCTCAGATCAGCAATACGTATCTCTACAAAAATCTGGAGCGGGTACCGAGAATCGAACTCGGGCTCTAACCTTGGCAAGGTCACAGGCTACCATTACATCATACCCGCTTACATATACTATTTATTATACTCCGTATGTCAGGGAGTATTTTATTTGGTGCGGATGGAGAGACTCGAACTCTCAGCTTACGGCTTCTAAGACCGCTGCGTTTACCAATTTCGCCACACCCGCGTGTGTTAACAGGTTAATACTAGTTTAATGACCTAGCAGTCGCCATATGTATATATCGCTGTAATTAACCTAAATCTGGATGCGGGTACAAGATTCGAACTTGTGATGCTCCGAGCTTATGAGACTGGAGTGGTGGCCGCCCTACCCGCTGTATTCTTATTTAACCTTTAGCAAATACTCCGTACCAATTTTACCTTGCTCGATTTCTGCAATAGCAGTCATCACTTCTTTAGTCTTAGTTGCAATTAGCGGACGATGCCCACGTTTCAACTCACGAACTCTAGCAGATGCTGCTAACACAATATCGTATCGGTTTGTTAGCGGTTCTTTTTTAAAAGCCATGTAAATCCTTGTTTGGTCCGGCGTAAAGGAATCGAACCTTTATTAATAGCTTAGAAGGCTACTGTTCTATCCATTGAACTAACGCCAGTTGTTTAAAAGTAAAACACTATTGTAATTTATTTATTGTGTAGTGTCAAGTGATTTGTGAATTATTTTAGCAGTCTGGACGAATATCATATTCGTCCCTATACAAATCCACGATCTCATTTAATCTTTCAATTTCGTGTGCTGCTTCTTCAAGCAAGTCGGCAATTCTATCTCTAGCACCTTCTTCTACTGACTTACGTCCGGGAATCTGTCTACGTATTTCGGCCCTCTTTCGAAGTCTAAACACAAGACTCTGTTCTGCTACAGGCAAGTGGCTTTCGTCGATCATACTACATCCTGTTTTTTAATCTTATGGCACTTGTCACATTGGTAAGTGTAGCGAGTACCGTAAGGTATGGGATTATCGTTTTTAACTAAATTACTCAAACTGCGGGCCCGCCATTTATGCCAGCAACCGTCTCTTAAGAATTCCCACAGTCTAATCATGACCACAACCTCAAAGTTTTCATAATTGGCGGCCAATCATCTTTATTACGCGGGGCAAAAACAATGCCCACTTCGTCATTGTCGAGTCTGCTTTCGGTGATAACTTTACAATCACGAACTTTTTTCAACTCGGCAAATTCTTCGTCACTTACCATACAAGTAACTTTCTTGAAAGAATTATTGAGCCAATTATGTGTTTCGGGCAGGTGCTGAAACTCTAACCAGCCAATTAGCCCAGCGTGAGCTGCTGTGTTTAGGGCATGTCCAGTTGGGACCCAATCTTTAATAGCAATGTACATTTTCATTATTCACCTCTAAGCACATCAAAAATTGTACCGTATTCGACTTCTTCCCAATCATCAATGTCAACATAACAGATAGTAGTACGACGGTATATTGTTTTAAGCCACACATAGCCACTGTGTATTTTAACAGGGCGCCATGCAAACCATTGTTCCCAGGGAAGTTTAATAACTTTCCGGTAGATGCGTGATCCGGGATCAAGCATTTCCTTAGGCCGCCTCCATGTAGTTTCGGACCCATGCTAGGCGAGATTGCTCATCCATAGCTGTGTATTCGACAATGTTAGCACGAATAGCATCCACTAGTGTCATAGTTCAACTCCAAAATGGTCTTTCATCAACAATCTAAAATTGCTCAAGGTTACCGCAGACTCACTCATATCTCTATGAGAAATATTAGAATATCGCATCTGTTCTGCTAATGCTAAGTCCATGCACTCTTTGATAATTAACTCAGCGAATTCTTCAAACTCAATATCAAAATCCGGATCAATATAATATCCGGCCTGTTCAGCAAGTTGCCTCATTCTTTTACTCATGCTAATCTTCCCAAGATATTACCCAACCACATCATTCCTGCTCCGAGCATAATGGTGCCAACGATTAGTAGTTTGATTTCAGTTCGGTTCATAGTAACTCCATTTTATCAACAAATCTTTAGTTCGGTATAAATAAGTATAGCATAAACAATGTTTTATGTCAACAAAAATGTCCTTCACGGTTCTCCCAAACCCAAGGACTCTAACAGTTTACAAGGAACTATCAGCATGAGTATTTATTGCGTTTACCTAACCATCTACAAAGGAAATAAACTTCCGCCTTTCTATATTGGATCTAGTTCAGTAGAAAAAGTTAATAACGGATATCATGGATCCGTTTGTTCTAAACAATTCAAAGAAGTTTGGAAGCATGAGATAAAACACAATCCCGGATTGTTTTCTACTAAAATCATATCTACCCACAGTGATCGAAAAGAAGCAACTCTTAAAGAAAGAGTGTTTCAGAAGAAAGTCAATGCAGTTAGAAATCCTTTATATATTAACCAATCGTTTGCTGCCTATGATAGTTTTACTGATAGGAATCAACAAGGGAAGAATAATCCAATGTATGGCACTAGTCGCAAAGGCAAAGATAATCCATTCTACGGACAAAAACATTCCGAAGATGCATTAGCAAAAATGCGAGGAAGAAAATGCACCGAAGAAAACAAACAACTGTATAGTAAACTCAAAAAAGGCGTCACTGACTCCGACGAAACTAAAAAGAAAAAGAGTGACTCCAAAAAAGGAAAGTTGCCAAATAGTATCAACATACTAGGGACTATTCTCAAAGAGAAATTTCTTTGTAGACTAGACACTCGTAAAGAATACAGTTATGTTAATTCTTGCCAGCAATTTCCTGATTTGAAATCTCTATTCTGGACTAAAAAGTCAGGCTAAGAACTCTCGTATCCAAGCCAATCGTTCTTGTTCAGTTTTTGCAGTATAGGCTTCGATGTTTTCTTGAATTGCAGAAAGCAAAGGATAATATTCTTCGTCAATTTGTTCTTTGAATTCTTTAGACATCAACTTGTCTGTGCGTGGATTACGGGCCATCCACTTGTTAACCAGATAATGCGGAGATTTAATCTTGAACGCCACACCTTCTTCGGAGTATGCAACAAAGCCTTCGTGCTTCACAGTCTTGGTCAAGTTCTTCAACGCCCGTACAGTCAAGTGTTCACATTCAGGAACGTAGCAATTGAACATTTCGCCCAGTTGCTCTAACACAGCAGGATGATGGCCAACTTCTGACCTCCAAGTCTTTTCACGATAACCCAAGATATACATACCAGGCTTTTCAACCACGATATGAGGATCGTTAGGGTGTACGCACTCAAACATGAAAGTCATGTCGCGGCAGTCATCAGCCATCAATGCCATTTGCCAGTCTGCCCAAGGCATGTGCTTTAGCATCATCTCCTTAGCCATGTCAACAAAGTCACCTGATGTAGAACCAGTAGTGGACACTAGAACGTCACCTGCATGATACGAAACTGCCACCATGAAACCGTTAACCTTACGGAAAGCAGTTACGATAGTATCAAGTTCAGAAAACACAGGTGCTTCTTTTTCAATACCATAGTTATAAATCTTTTGAAATGGGTAAGAGACAAGATTAAAATCGGCGTCAATTACCGAACCGCGGCAATGCTCCAGATATTCATCCCAAAGATTGTCGTAAAAAACTTTTTTACGATACTTGAGAACAAAGATTCCATCTCCGGCGGGCTTCATCGAAACCAACTTAGGATTCTCTGCTACATATTGCTTCAATTTTTCTTGGAACATTTTAAACTCCGTTGCGCCAAACAGCAACACCTTCTTCTTCACCGAAGCCCATAGCCTCAGCAACATAGTCACCGACATACTCGCAATCGGCGTCTTGTGCCATATCAGCATAGTCAGCACACATCCGAACAATCAACTCGGCGAACTTTTCAGCAAAGGCACGAGTCTGATATGGTGCAGGTAGTCCTTGATCCTGAACAATTTTGAATTGTTCGCTGGCTACTAGGTAAAGTTCTTGTAATCGTTTGTTCATATTGAATCCTTATTAGCATCTGTCCACCCATCGTCCAATCCTTTGCGGTATGCGTCAACACGAACCCTTGCAATCAAATTTTCCAATTTTTCGGGTGGGTCAAATGTGATATATGCTTCTTTGTTGAGCGCACCGTCACTTTCTATGCGTTGCCAAAACTCGCCGCCAGCCTGTTTAACGAGCTCCTTCATTTGTTCGTTCATATCAAACTCCTTTCACGGTACGGTAGCTGATATTAGCAAGTGCCCATCCCAACTCACTGATATCCAAGAGACGCATTGCTTCCGCTTTAGCTTGCTCCCATGTGACGGCTTCAAACTCAACGGTCTCACTGAAGCTGGACACTGTCCATACAAATGTTATCATCGTGTGCTCCTTAGTGATTCAATACAAGTATTATAGCACCAAACCCATTTAATGTCAACCAAACGGCATAAATAGAAGTGAGGGTCACGATGCGTCAACATCTACCCTCTCTAATGCTAAAGTATTACATAAGGAGCACCAGCAATGATATTTATTGCCAACAAATATAGTCGTGTCTATTTCAAAATAATAGACAGAGCAAAATCTAGATCCATCACTGGATACAAAGAAACTCACCACATTACACCCCGAAGTTTGGGCGGATCTAATTCCCTTGATAATCTAGTAGACTTAACAGCGAAAGAACATTATATTGTTCATCTATTGTTACCGCATATAGTTACTGAAAGTATCCACAAAAAGAAAATGTGGGGTGCTTTAAGATGTATGTCTAAACTGATTTCTAGCACTCATAAACGCTATATTGGTTCTGCTAGATTCTACGAGAAAGCCAAACAAAATACTGATTTTGGTTTAGGTAATCGCGGAAGAAAACAATCACCAGAAGAGATTGAAAAACGAGCTTCCAAACTTCGTGGCAAAGTTTGCGCTGATGAAACTAAGCGTAAAATCGGATTAGCAAACTCCGGACCTAGTGGACAAACACCATGGAACAAAGGTAAATCTGGATACAAGATTCACAAAGAAGAAACCAAATTAAGACTAAGCCAAGAACGAAAGGGTGTCCCGAAATCCGAAGAGACTAAAGCCAATATGAAGATCGCCCAATCACTTAGGACTAAAGATTCTTATGCTCAACCAGGATGGAAACATTCTGAAGATACTGTAGAAAAAATAAGAGAATATGCCAGGAACCGTCCTCGTTTAACTTGTCCGCATTGCAAACTAGAGGGTGCAGTTCCTGGCATGAAACGATATCACTTTGACAATTGCAAACTCTTTTCAGAGTCTTCCAAAAGTTGATACGCTCTTGTCCTCAAAGTTGTATCCGCTTTTGTCATCACTTCCAATAACAAACGCTTTTCCACCAAGTAGGTCTTGGCAAAATTAGCATCGTGCTTTACGATACTCTGAGTATTACTGATTAAATCACAAATTTTTATGTTTTGTGCCTCGGCGGGCGCCCGTGCAGTATGCTCACGGTCTACAGCCTTGCGATGGGCACGATTGCCATCATGCGGTTGACTAACATCAGTCAACCATCCAACCAAGGTCGCAATGTCGATACCAAAGTTCAAGTGAATGTCAGTGAACGTGCAACCAGTGTCTTCCACAACATCATGCAACCAAGCAGCCGCAACCATGTCTGGTGTGCTACCTGGAACACCTGCTACGATGCTGGCAACTTCTGCAGGGTGAACGATGTAGGGCTCACCGGTATACTTACGCTTTTGTCCAACAGCCGCATGAGCCGCGATAGCGAACACTTGTGCCTTGTGTACAATATTCATGTCGCCCAATTCCATTGTAAAGTTTTCCATGCTATGTTCCTTGTTACGGTTTATTATAGCAGCACTTTACTAAAATGTCAATTGGTGTTGGGATATTTTTCTACTATAACGACTTCTAAAACTTTATGCTTTCGTAATCGCATGAATGTCCTAAATTTTGCTTCGATCATCATAGGACTGTACCCGTCAGTATAAGGCACTATAGCTACATCTTCGTAAGGTTCGTCGTTCTCATCGGTAGCTATAAAGGTTAGTTTTACCTTGCCCGATTCGGGACGGTTGAATAGATTTTTAATCCAGGACATACGTGTATTTACACATGATGTCCTTTAATCTTACCTGTCATAGCATCGGATATGGCACGTTCCATTTCGACTACAATATAGCCAGTTGCATCCATGCCCATATCACGAGCACGGAAATCTTCTAAGCCACTGACACCGCCGTGTAGGTGTCCATGAAAATGCAGTGCGCCGCGATGCATCTGATCCCACTCTGCTATGGGATAATGTAACATAACGCATTTGTGGCCAGCATAGTTAATGTCCAGATAGTGATGCACTTCTTCGAAGCAACTACGGAATCCAGGATCAGTTAACAACTTGCGGTCATGATTTCCTTGTATTAGAATCTTACGTCCGTTACAACGGCGCATGTATTCTGTGGCCTTCTGGGCCGGTAAAAATGCAACATCGCCTAAAATATAAACAAGGTCTTCGGGCTGGACAATACTGTTCCACTCCGCAACCATTTGTTCGTTCATATAGTTCACGTCATTGCGAAACCGCGCACGTGACTGAGGACAGAACTTCATAATGTTCGTGTGCCCAAAATGTAAATCTGATGTAATAAATGTTCTCATATTAGTTCCTATTGTAACACCAGATGATATTTTAGTCAACTGGCGTACCAAATTTCTTTAAAGCCTTCGTCTTCTGAAGGCATATCAAAGTTTTCAATCATGCTACGCATAACATGGGCTGGGATGTTCTTGCCTGGGCGGCTAGCCAAACGACAAGCCAATTCTTCCTGCGGAGGTGTCTTAAACACCACAGCAATATGCTCATAGTCCGGCAACATGTTAAACTTACGTACACGGCTCTTGACCGAAGTACTTGTTTGGTCCCAGATTATATCGCGACCTGCTTCGCGGGCACGGGTAACCTTATCGGCCATAAGTTTGACTGCGGTGGGCATGTAATCGTCAAACACTTCCGAATATGTAGATCCACACTCACGGGCATAATCTTCGACAAACTCGTCAGTAGAAACAACTACGCAATCTTCAATCCAAGTTTGATTTTTAATCCAAGTACTCTTGCCCGATGCTGGGACACCAACTAGTTGATAACATTTTGGCATATTAACCTTTCACTCTCTTTGGTGCACCTATACGGCTAGCTTTGTTCCAGTCGTATTCTACACCGTCGGGGCAAACACCATCTTTTACTGTGTCTACACCAAACACGCCGCAGACTTCGAAGTCGGGCGATTTAATTGTTACAAAAAAACCCAACTTCTTGGCAGCAGCCATTGCCAAATCTAGAGTCAAGCACTCGCCCAACTCAACACCTACTTTGTTTATTACTTTATACATTTTAGCAGTATATAGCCAAAGTATCAAGTTGTCAACACCATCAAACGTTATTCAGCCCAATCCTTGAGTGTGCAAACTTAGCTCTGATCTCTTTGCGACGCTCTTCGTGCCGAGTTATCAATTCCTCTGATTGTAATTCTTCATCGTTGACATCTTTCAGCGCCTCTTCGAGAGTACGACCGCAAGTGCCTACATATTGTACACCATCTTTCCAGTGGGCGTATTTTTCAATGCCTTCGCGTACACCTGCGTAATATGCCTTGGCCAGTTGTTTCTTATTCATATCATCGTCCTACTGCAATCATTCGAACTCGCAATGCGTTCAAGCTGGTTTGGATATCAGTCAATTCAGTCAGTGCTTTTGTGTAATGGCCGTTGGTGTGTTTCTCATGACTCATCTTACGATCCACGCCCATAGCCATCTTTGTTGCTGCAATGGCAGAGTCAACTGCTTCGATTCGGGCGTCTAGTTTTTCCAAATCTGTCATGGCCTAACCCCCATTAACTAAACACTGTTTTGGCAATAGTAGAAGCAACCTTGCCGTCGTACTGACCAGCATAGTTCTCCTTCATAAACTTCATAAACTCTGGCATTGAACTAAATTGTTTCGCTACATCCAAAATGGCTTGTTCAGTCATTTGAACTGGCAAGAATTGTTCTAGCACACGGCGTTCAACGAAGAAAGCAATTGCATCTTGGTTGCGGCTAGTTAGTGCCGCGATAGTTTCGTCAATGTTTTTGACGAACTTCTTAACCACTGCTACAGCTTCTTGGTCGGTAGTTTCGCGGCCAGCATTCTTGCCAACCATTGCAGCTTCGCCCAACAGTGTAGTTAGCAGACTTGCATCAGCGGTGCCTGCTTTACGTGCAGCAATTTGCTCTGCTTTGATTTGTTCCATTAGTGTCATTTTGTTTCCTTAATTGAATGCGCTCTTACCTTGAAATTTCTTTTGCAGCCTTTGAAACTCTGCAAACTCTTTTGCCTCTTGATCGGCCTTGTTCTGCTTTTTAATTTGTTTTTCTTTCTTTTCGCGGGCTAGACGTTCTGCATATTCTTTGTCGTTTTCTTCTCGGCTCTCCCACAATTCAAGTTCCTTGTCACCGTCATAACCGCAGCTAGAAACATTGAAGTAAACATGACGATCGGGGTATCCCGCTTGCAGTTCCTTCATGCGCTCGATGACTTCAGCTGGAGTCCGTTGATCCAGGATATCATAAAACGATTCTTCACCCAGGCGAATATTTACAATTTTACGTTTGCTCATATTAAAACCTCACTGGCTTGGTGCCGTCAAAACCCCAATCGTCCGATGTGTAATCGTATGCGAAGTTGTAATCTTCGCCGCGATCATAGTCGCCATCATTGTGAATATAATCATACTCGTCATTGCCAGCACGATCCTTGTTGTCTTTGTTGTAGCCGTAGCTATCAAAGCCTTCTGGATCGTACTGAACAAATTCGTCACCGGTTACATTGGCGTATGCGTATTTGGTCCACCATTCCTGGTCCTTCATGTACGCACGGGTAACGGTTGGACTGTATTTGCCTCTCATACTGTGCTCCATTCTTCATTCAGGCTTTTACGTGCAGCACTTGCAAATTTGCTCCAGTTGCCGCATTTATCTTCCCAACGAAGCAGGCTACGGCAAGTGTAAGTAATGTCGCGCTTGCTCGAGCAAACTGCTTCTTGATTCACTTCACCATTTACTAACACACGGCAATGATAGTTGCCATTGATGTTGCGAACAGTTACTTTGTGTTCAACTTCGCCCAGAATGCAACGTTGCATGCGAAGGACTTGTTTGTATCGTTCCATGTTGCACTCCTTTTGTTTAATAAGTGTATTATAACGCCTTTTGGACAGATTGTCAACTGAATTTGTGTCGTGTTTATTTCGATGTTGTCATAAATAATGCTATGGAACCGCTATTTAAAACAAACAAATATTCAACTTGGTATTTTGATATAGTACAAAATGCTAGATTAGATGTCCGAGCAAAAGGCGACGGGAAATATTACGAGTTGCACCACATTGTGCCAAGATCATTTGGCGGGTCAAATAAAAAAGAAAATTTAATTTTGCTCACTGCCCGAGAACATTTCTTGTGTCACTTATTATTACCTAAAATGATGATAGATCCGATCAAAGCAGGAAAAATGGTATACGCATTTTTCCGTATGAAGAATAAACACAAGAATAGTAAAATTTTTGATCGATTTCGCACCTCGTACGGTCTGCTAACAACTGGTGAAAATAATCCTTTTTATGGCAGAACGCATACTGCCGAGACAAAGGAGAAAATTTCTAGGCTAGGAAAGTACCATTCTATCGAATCTCGGCAAAAAATGAGTGAGTGCAAAAAGGGCAAAAACACTGGGGCAGAAAACCATATGTACGGTAAAGTACATCCACAAGAATGGCGAGACGCACATTCTGCTAGGCTGTCTGGGGAGAATCACTTTAATTTTGGGAAGGATGCATTTACCAAAGGCAGAGTCTGGGTTAACAATTCTATTGAATCAAAAATGGCCAGCCCAGACGATGTGCCTTTGCTTATTGCAAACGGGTGGGTTAAAGGCCGTTTACCAAAGCAAATCAAAGTTGCCAGATAGTACTTTTTTAACTGAACTCTTTAATCCGGTTCTGTGGTCAGTTACAACATCGTCTTGGAAGCGATAAGTGCGAATTTTGTCTCCTCGCATTCCTGATCCGACTTGAGATTTTCTGTCCGCAGACAACTGTTTAACTACAGCATTGGCAAAATGCTGCTCAACTCGGATTAAAATAGCATCCAACGCTTGCTTATGACTGCTTAATCGGTCTCTGGTTTGGGCAGTTGCTACAGTTCCAGTGGGAACGTGAGTTATTCTACAAGAATTCATTACTTTATTCCTGTTCTGTCCGCCAGCGCCAGTTCCCGAATACCATTCAATCCGTAGGTCTTTTTGATCTAGTTTAAACTTGGGTTTACTAGGATCAATTACTGCTACGGTTACTGTGCTGGTGTGAACGCGGCCTTTACGTTCTGTGGGTGGTACACGCTGTATTCGGTGCCCCCCGGGCTCATTTTCTAAGCCGGATAAATCATCGCCTTGGACTTCTAGACTGCATTCGCCAAGACGTACATCTATCAGGCGGGTAGTTCAGCCGAGGCGTTGCGCCATTCGGGTATAAGCGTCTGCCAAATC